AAAGTTTGACTGGTAGTCCTGTTTATTTTACCATGTCATGGCTTAGTAGAACCAATTGTTTTGTTGGTTCTGCCCCATTGAAATGCAAACGTTCTGTAGATAGAAATTTGTGGACGGGTATGGATTTTAATACTGAGTTTGATTTAACTCACCATACTTGGCCTAATTATTATGAAAGGTTGGCTGCTTATGATAGGGGACTAAAACCCTTTCCTGATGAAAAGTCTTTTGTTTTTGAAAAGTCTTATTCATTTTTGTTGCGTATGTTTGGGTTTGTTAATTGGAAACCCAAAGATAGTTCTGAGTGTTTGAGGTATTTTGAGCCTGAAACTAGTGCTGGTTTTTGTCCTGATTTGTGGGACTGTTCTTTGAAGAAAGATTGGATTGAAACGTGTTATCCTGAAGTATATAACACGTATGTGGATGAATTGATGCGTGGTGCTCGTTATCCAATCTTGAAGTGTGCTCTTAAGGAAGAGATTCTCCCTGTTGAGAATGGAAAAGTCAAGAAGAGTCGGTTGTTTATTTTCACTGATGCTGCTATGACTCTGTTCACATCCTTTTTTACAAAGGATATGGATGAACAGTTATTTGCCCACCATATGCAAGAAAATTGGTTTGGTGCTGGTTTAAACATATACCATAAAAATTGGGATAGTTTTGTCCGTTATGTGTATGCTCTTGAGAACAAAATTGTACGAGATGCTCGTCAGTTTGATAGTTCTCACATACAAGAATTAATTATGGTGTGTAAGAGGTTGCGTATTGATCTCTGTGATTTGGAATTTAGATCAAAAATGGTTAAGTTCCTTACTGTTATCTATGAAAATATGGGATACAGTTTCATTCTCGGTGTTGATGGGAGAATCTATTGGAAAAATGATGGTACAGGGTCTGGTAAATATACGACTCTATCTGATAATACCATCATTTCTATTTTTATTATTATTTATTGTATAGTTAAGAAGTATCCTGATATTTCTTATGAAGGTATGGTTAAAACCAACCATTTTACTACTTGTGGTGATGATGTCGCAGGTAGTAGTTCTATAATAGGTAGTGTGGATTTGGTGGAGAATGCTAAAGATCTTGGTATAGAATATACTGGTGATAAGGGTGATAAGGATCCTTTGGAGAGTTATGACTTTATTTCGTGTAATTCTTATTTATATGAGGGTAAGTATTATCCCGTCATCAGTAATGAACGGGGTTTAGTGTCGTCTTATTACACTTCTCGCCCCCAAGATGCTAAACACACTTTACAACGTATTGCCGGTATTTGTTTAGGTAATATGTTTAATAAAAAGTTATATGAAACTTGTAAAATGCATTTCTCAAAGATAGTTGATAAGTTTGACCCATTACTGTATGATGATGTTGATTACATACAGTATAGGAAGAATTGTATTAATGTTTTTGAGAAAGGTTTTTCTTTGTATGGAGATTGTCCTAATATATATCTCCAAGGTTCTAGGGAAGCGTCGCAAAGGTTAGAAAGCCCTAGAATTAAAAATATAGAAATATTTAATAAAAATTGTGCTTGTGAAATGTCTACACGT